ACGGCGGAGTGATCGGAACTGGCGACGACTGATTATATCGACCGGATCATATGTGGCGATAATGTGAAAGTAATGCGCAAGATGGATGCAGATTCAATCGACTTGACGGTTACATCGCCGCCCTACGACAATCTTCGGACTTATAACGGTTATTCGTTCGATTTTGAATCTGTCGCGCAAGAATTGTATAGGATAACGAAGCCCGGCGGCGTAGTTGTGTGGGTTGTTGGAGACGCGACGATAAATGGAAGCGAAACATTAACTTCGTTTATGCAGGCGTTATATTTTAAGAAGATTGGATTTAACGTACACGATACAATGATTTATTTCCGCGGTAGCGTAACGTATCCGGAAACAAATCGTTATTATCCTAGTTTTGAATATATGTTCGTTTTATCAAAGGGCAAACCTAAGACCACGAACCTGATCGCCGATCGCATTAATAAGCATGCTGGAGAAAAAATCAGCGGAACAACTCGCGAACGTAACGGGGAATTGAAGGAAATGCGAGGAAGCAATGTAGGGCGGATAGTTAAGTCGAGAGGTGTGCGCTTTAATGTGTGGGAGATAAATCCCGGTTATATGAAATCCACAAAAGATAAAATCGCTTATGAACATCCTGCAATTTTCCCGGAGCAACTCGCGAATGATCATATTGTTTCGTGGTCCAATCCGGATGACATCGTTCTCGACCCGTTCGGAGGTTCGGGCACTACCGCAAAAATGGCGCTATTAAACGGTCGGCGTTATATACATGTCGATATAAGCGAGGAATATTGTGAAATAGCGCGGAAGCGAATAGAATACGCAAAAGAGACGCTAGGATTAGCGTCTCTTTCTACTTGAGGGAGGGGGTGAACGCGCTTGGCTTACGTAGATGGGCGCTGGCTCAACCGCGAAGAACGCGCCGAGCGCATCGCTCTTATCGAAGAACGCGCGAAGAAACTACGCCAGCTATACGAAAGCGGGCGGGCGGCTGAATACCATGTCGACACGCTGCGCCAAGACATCGCGGAGTTAAAGCGGCTGAAGCGAATCCACCGCGCGGAAGTCGACCTGCTCTATTTCGTGTACGAATACTTTTCGGAGGAAGGCAACCCGGACAATCCGGATAATCTGATCCCCGCCGGTCAAACGCTTGACAACGCGGCAGACTTTCACCGCGAACTTTGCCGCCTGCTGGACGAAATCACGCTCGGCCGCGTGAACACGAACGTTGCGTGGGTCGTCGGCCGCGGACATGCGAAAACGGCGTATTTGTCGAACGCGTATTTGTGCCATAAAGTCGTTTATCGCCACAAACGCTATATCGTCGAAGTATCCGAAACGACCGACGTCGCGGGCGATTTTATTCAGTGGACGCGCAACCAGCTTTGTTACAACGACAAGCTGCGCGAAGACTTCGGGCCGCTGCTGAACCCGAAGAAATCGCTCAACGAGACGGACAATAAATACGAATTTGTCACCGCGTCCGGCACGAAAGTCGAAGCGAAAGGGATCGGAACACAGATGCGGGGTCTGCGTCACGGATCGACGCGGCCGGACTTGTTTTTGCTGGACGACTTGGAATCGAAAGACAACACGAACACGCCGGAACTGCGCAAAAAGAACCGTGACTGGTTCCGCGAGGAAATGCTGCCCGCGTTGTCGCGCGAAGGCATGTGCGTCTATATGGGGACGATCGTTCATTACGATTCCGTGCTGAACTACGTGTTGAACGAACGGCGCGACTTCAAAAGCCGCAAGTTCCCCGCTATCTTGTCGTGGGCTGAACGCGAGGACTTATGGGAAGAATGGCGGCGTATCTACCGGTCGGACACGGAAGACGCGCGAGAACGGGCGCTTGCGTTTTACGAGGCGAACAAAGACGAAATGCTGCGCGGGACGGCCGTGCTATGGCCGCAGCGGTTTTCGTATCTCGATTTGATGGAGATTCGCGAAAACAACGGGGCCAAGGCGTTCAATCAGGAATACCTCGGCAATCCGATCGACGAAGAAACGCAAATATTCAAGCCGGAAGATTTTACGTATTACGACGACGACGACATCGCGCATATCCCGCTGACTATATACGCGGGCATCGACTTCGCGATGGGAAAAGAAAAAGGCGACTATTCTGCGATTATTACCGTCGGGCGCAGCCCTAACGGTATTTTTTATGTGCTGGACGCGTTTATCAAGCGTGTGCATCCGGACGTTCTGCTCGAAACTTGTGTCGAAAAAGCGCTCCAGTATCAATACGAAGGGATCGCGGTCGAAGCGCAACAGGCGCAAGAATGGTTTGCGGAAAAGCTGGGCGAGGCGCTGCAAAAACGCGGCTATCCGGCACAAACGCGGCTGAAACAGATTAAACAGCGAACGCGGAAAGCGTTGCGGATTGAGGCGCTACTGCCCGACATCCAAGGCGGCCGCATCCGGTTTAAGCGGGACCAGCGGCTACTTCTCGAAATGTTCGAACTGTATCCGAATCACAATCACGATGACGGCCCGGACGCGCTGTCTATGGCCGTATCTGTCGCGCAATCTAGCGGCGTTTCCGTACGCACTACGCGCAAACGGACCCGCTAATCAAACGAAAGGAGGGCGATGTTTTGGCGAAGTATATCGCGAAGTATTCGTATGTATCGCCGGATACTTACGACGAACTAATATTTTCGCCGCTACAACAGGCGCTAGGCCGCGAAACGTGGCAGCGGATCGACCGGCAATTACGCGACTACGAGTATTACAGCGGTAAACAACACGTAGACCCACGCACGGGCCAGCTTGTTAGCGCAGACGAATTGGAACGGCCGCCCGGCTTGGATTACGACCCGACGCGGTTTAGTACGAACTATTTTAAGTCGTTTATCGACAAGAAGGCGCGCTGGCTGATGGGCGGCAAACACGGAATCAACGTACCCGTACCGCAGGACGCAACGCAGGAACAGGCGGAACTTGCGGCCGCGTATGAATTGCTTCTGTATCAACTTTGGCGCGAAAACAAAATGCGGACCGCGCTGATAAAAGCCGCCCGCGACTATCTGATCGCCCGCCGTGTCGTGTGCAAAATCGTGTTCGACAATGCAACCGGCCGCCTGCGGTGGGTTTGGCGTCCAGATACGGAATTTGTGCCGGTATACGCGGACGACGACATGACGGAACTGATCGCGGGTCATTTCGTTTCGACGCGGGAGGAAGACGGGCGCACGATCATCCGCAAGGAATCGTTTGAACTCGTATACGACGAATTTGGTCGCGCGGAATGCTACTATTCCGACGCAGAATACACGGAATCGCTCGACTTGTACCGCACGATCACGGCTCGCGGTCCGATGGGACTTGACTTTTTGCCGCTCATAACTGTTTCTGTTCCCGGTTTGTCCGGCGAAGAAATGGATACGTCGGAAATCGAAGCGATGCGCGCGCTGACGGACCGTATAAACGCGATGAACGAAGACGCGATCGATTCGCTGAAATTCGAAATGTTCGCGATGACGGCGCTTTTGAATGTACCGGCCGGAACTGCGGACAAGGTGCAAATCGCGCCGGGCGCTGTCCTCGAAATCGCGAACAATTCGTTACAAGGCGAAGCTAAGCCGGACGTGAAACGGATCGAGGGCGGTTTCGGTTGGTCGGCGGCATTCGACGCGCAATATAACCGGCTGAAAGCGGCATTGCACGAAATCACGTCGCTGCCGAATATTGTGCCGCAAGAACTAAATTTCGGCGGGCTGAACGGTGACGCACTTCACGTACTGTTCCAATCAATCATTCAGGAAACGGAAGAACATTGGTTCGCGTGGGGCGAAGCGCTGACCGAATTGCACGAAAAATCTATCCGCTATCTGCAAGCGCGCACGGATCGCGCTGTTTTTGCGTATGACAAAACCGTTGTGCGCGCGATCAAGTCGTATGACAACGAAATTAAATTCGTATTGCCGCTGCCGGACAATCGCGCGGCACTCGTTGATCTATTGACGCTTGAGACGAGCGCAGGCTTCGAAAGCCGGGCGGGCGCGATGCGCAGGCTTGGCGTTGAAAACGTCGCGGCGAAAATGGCGGAAATTGAAGCGGAGGAAAACGCAAGGCGGGCGGTAATCGACCCATACAACGAAATAGGAGGCGATAACAATGTCGATCAAGCAGACGATCTCGACGCCGATCTACAGTAGTCCTAACGGAATCGCGGCGATCGTAGACGAGGCGAATGATGGCGTCAAGGCGCTGCCGACGGAATTGGTCGTGAAAAAAGACGACGACTCTACGTTTGAACAGGTGAGCGCGACGAATCCGCTGCCCGTTTCCGGCGCTGTTCAACTAACGGGCAGTTATATTGCAGAAACGCAAACCATAGCAGCAGGCGCACAATTTACTACAACCACTATCGATTGCGGGGACTACAATCATTTAACAATCGGGTTATATACAAATACAAGTGTTACACAAGCAAATAAAAAGGTCGACGTATATTGGTACTTTAATTCCAGCGCCACCATTATTCTCAGACATCAACAAGATGTGATGCAAGGTACGGGGAATAACGCAACTTATGGCGGTGCCGTGTCAATACCGGTCGTTGCGAGATATGCAAAGGTGCGAATATATAACAATGGCCCGACAGATACAACATTCGGGTATCAAATACGACTAACCTATTAAAGAGGGGATTCGAATGTCATCCGCATACATTTACGGGAATAAAGGAAAACAATTTGCTCAAACCGATAAAGGTGAAATAATACATGGGACAAGAGTAGAAGTTGAGACAGCAGTAAACGCTCAATCTGTAGCTCCTGGAGCAAATGTAGATGCCCAAATAAATGCAGTTGGAGCATCTGAAATTTATGTTCTGGTTAATATTGATAAGCAGCCTTGGGAGTTGATGAGCGGCGTACCGTGGTATCCGTCATCAGCGTATTCGGCAAGATTGACCTTTTATCCGGTGCGGCAAAACGTCACAGAAGTATATTCGACTTCCGTCAACCCCTGCATTTCTCTATATTTGGGGATTAACCCTCAAAATATTCTCGGGCTTACTCCTCCGACAAATTGGCTAGAAGCGCGAGCAATGCATATTCCCCCGTTGGGAACAGAATCAGTTAGAGTTAGAAATATGAGTTCCGAAGTTGCGACAGTAACGATCCGAATTTTGAAGGTTTGGAGGTAAAACAAATGACCGAACAGCGAAAACAAGAAATTATTGCTGTATTACAAGGGATTTATAATACTTTCACACCAACTGACGATGAGCCGGAATTGACCATGTTTGGTCTGATCAGTCGGTACAATGCAACCGGACAAAATATTGAGCTGATTGGTGGCGACTGGGTAATTGAGAATTGCCCTGAACCTTTGAAGTCGTTGCCAATTTAATTCAACTAACGAAGTTCGATAGCGCCACAAGAAGGATACCCTTTTCAGGTATAGAATAGAAATACTTGGAAGGGGGTGCGTCGCAAATGTCCGACAACAATCAAGATGAATTGGATTTTTCGATAGGAGGCGTTCCAATCGGTAAGCATATGAAAAGTTCATCGCGTATGATGGTAATAACTACAGTCGCTGCGATTGTTTCGGCAATCGCGGGTATAGTGTCAGTTGTGATTTTGCTGACAGATTGAATAAATGTATTTTTACGAAAAGCTGACGTTACCCTGCGTCGGCTTTTCGTTTGTCCTACGGCATGACGTTAAACTGTCGGTCAAATAACGGCCTACGCGGGCCTAAAACGTGGAGGTAACGCATGAAAGACGTAGTTAAACGCAAATATCCGCTTATTCTCGATTTGCAGTTATTCGCGGACAACGGCGACGAGAGCGGCAACAACGAGGACGGTAACGGCGGCAGCGAAGAACCCGCCAAAATCGAATTTACGCCGGAACAGCAGGCGGAAATTGACCGCATCATTCGCGAGCGGTTAGAACGCCAAAAGCGCAAATTCGAAGCGCAGCAGGCTGATGCACAAGCGGAAGCCGAACGCAAGAAGCGCGAAGAAAACGAGGAATTTCGGAAATTGTACGAAGAAACCAAAGCGGAACTCGACCGCATTCGCGCGGAAGCAAAAGCGGCTGAACTGTCCGCATTGAAAACGCGGCTGCTCGTTGAAGCCGGTTATAGCGCGGAACAAATCACGCGCATCTCGAAATACGTCGTCGGCGAAGACGAAGACGCAATCAAGGCGTCAATTGACGAGATCAAAGCGGATATTCCGCCAAGGACGCCCGGCGTCGATCCGAATCCGGGGAACAACCCGAAGCCGGAACCGAAGCCGACCGATCCCGCGGCGGAAGTACGGGCGCGCCTCGAACGCCTTAAAAAATCGGGGAAATTACGCTAATTCAAGGAGGAAAACGAAATGCCTGTTTACTCGGGAAAAATTACGACGACCGCGTTCAAAAGCGGTAAGAACATTTTGGCAAGCGAGCATGTGCAATTTATCGAAGGTGGCGCAACGCTGGACGCTTCAGACTTCGGCGCGGGCCTTGTCGAAGTCGGTACGCTGATCGCGCGCGACTCTAGCTCCGGTTTGTGGGTCGAATTTGATTCGACCGACGTCGCCAATTATGACGCTTTTGGAATTTTGAACGTTGATTGGGAATGCGACGGCACGACTGACAGCGTTGTTGGCGAGGTTATCGTCCGCGGCAGCGTGTACGAGGACAAACTGCCGGCCAACGCCGGGCTGGACGATTTCAAAGAACTAGTGCCGATGATCCGTTTTGTCAAACATGTTTAATTTCGGACGCTTCCGAGCGCGGGGGCGTCTTTTTTATTCCCAAAATTTCGAAAAGGAGATGCGATAAATGGCAGGAATTACGCATTTGAAAGAATTTCAAAAACCGGCTTTGCGCGGACTTGTTGACGTAACCGTACAGGAACGCGTTCCCACGGTGGCTGACCGCTTTATGCCGGATGACCAAATCTTCTCGACCACGTTTGCTTACGACATCATCAAGAAATCGAATCATATCGCTGCTATGATCGGGTACGGCGCAGAACCGCCGGTCATCGACCGCGACGCTGTTGCGTCCAAAATGGGCGAAGTCGCCAAAATGGGTCTGAAATACATCGCGACGGAGGAAGAACTGCTCGCGCTGAACCAAGCACGCTCGGACGCTGAAAAGTCCGCCATGATTGACCGCCTGACGGTAAAAGCCGTTGATTTGGTCAATGCGCTACTGCTTCGCGTAGATGTCGCGAAAATGGAAGCGATCACGAAAGGGAAGTTCACGTACAACAAAAACGGCGTAAAAATCGACGTCGACTTCGGTATTCCGGCTGGTCACAAAAAATCGATGACCTCGCCTAACGACTGGGCCAAT